GTCGTAGCCGGAGCCGTCGCCGGAGCCGTCGCCGGAGCCGTAGCCGGAGCCGTGGCCGGAGCCGTCGCCGGAGCCGTAGCCGTGGCCGTCGCCGGAGCCGTCGCCGGAGCCGTCGCCGGAGCCGTCGCCGTGGCCGTCGCCGGTTTTTACTGTTTCCATACCTTCACCGATTCAATCGACTTCTTGGCGACTTCAGTAACGTCAATAATTTCGATTGCTTGCAACAGTTCGACGCGATCAACCACCTCCGGGAACTTGCATTTTTGAGGCGCACTTGTGCCGCTCATTGCCAGTTGAGACAGGCTTGCTGCACCTTCCCAATACCAAATTCGCCGTGCGTTACGCATAACGACTTCCTGCCCGTTACGCGATTCGATGTAACCGGCAAAAACACCAGCCGAATAGGTGCGGACGATCTTGTAATCGGTCGGCGGTTTGTCTTTCACCATATCCTCGCGGATATAGGTTACGTCATCAATCTTGATTGTGTTAGGTTGCATTTCATTGCTCCTTGCGAGTGATAGTAAAAGAGGGCCGACCCGGCTTGATGGTGATGGCCGGTGCGAGCCAGTTGGTAATGCGTTCGTCGGCGGCTTTCCAAGCAGCGACCGACACTTCGGGAGTCCAGCGGAACAGCGTGGTCAGGTGGCCTTCAATGCCATACTCGGCAGCGAGTTCCTGCACCTTGGCGCTATCCACCTTGCGGTCGAGGCGCTTGGCGATCTTGATGCTGACCATGCCACCGTCGAGTTCGATGGACTCCGTGCCTTCCTTGGCGGTATCCACGCCGAAGATTTTGAGCAGTTCATCCTCAATATCGCGGCGGTGGTTGGCGGACTCCTTCTCAGCGTCCTTGTAGATACGCCATTCTGCAATGAGGTCATCGACGGTACTCATTTGCAAACCCCCTTCATCGCCTCGTCGAATGAAGCCCACGAAAGCGGCAACGGAGTAGGCAAGTTGTAGCGGTTCTTGGCGAGGAATGCCGGCTGGCCGACCGTGTGCATGATGCGTGTGCCGTTCGTGGTCGCTCGGCTCCGCTCCTTATCGCCCTTCTTCTCCATCGTGGTTGCGGTGTGCAACTGAGCGAACAGGATCACATCGGCGTATTCTTCCGCGATGGCGGCAGCGCGTTTGTGCAGTTTGAGGTCATAGGTATCGTAAGCCGGCAACATCGGGTCTTCGACCTTCACCTTGGCGCTGTGGGCGATCATGATGATGGTCATGCCCTTGTCGTCACGCAGGGCGCGGAGGCCGTCGAAGAACTGCCGCCAGTAGTTGATGGCCTCGACGTAGCCCTTGCCATACCCGGCGTCTTCAATCGACGCCAGACGCTTTGCTACGCCCTTCTTGTCGGTCCAAGTCTCACAGACATGGTTCCAAATCAGCGGCTCCAGCCAATCCAGGCTGTCGATCACGAGCGTCTTGAACTCGTGGTCTTCTTGGTACAGACTGCCAACTGCTTCCAAGACTTCATCAAACGTCTTGGCGAGAGGGAAGGCGGGGACTTCAAGCGATCCAAGCCCGTCCTCTGTGAGAATGAACACCGGGTCCGGGGCGCAAGCTCCGAACGTCGACTTGCCAATGCCGGGGTCGCCATGAACAATGACGCAAGGCGGCTTGGCCTTGTTGGTGCGTAGCGATGCAAGACTGATTGCCATTTCGTTACTCCAGTTTCCCGCGCTCAGATAATCTGCTTGCGGTATAAGTTGCATCCTAGACTCACTGTGCTATAGTGTCAAGCACTATGAAGAAAGATTTTTCGTTAGAAGGCAAAAAATGCTCGTCCCCCATGTGCGGCGGACAGGCAGTTGTGAAGAAGACCCTCATTGACCGGCGCGGGCGCAATCATGCGATATTGAAGTGCGCGAAGTGTCGGGATGGGGTGAGGGTTACAGTCCGCGCCAGCGGTTCGGGTTGATTGACGGGTTATATCTCGGAGGTAGAGAAATGAAGAAGGACGAATTTCTTTCGGAGTTTGAAGACGATCAATTCCCGCAGCGATTGGGAGTGGAAATAAGCTTGGACACGCACGACCCGCCGTTCCGGAAAGCTGACTTGCGGCAGATGGCCAGAGCCGGCATGATTGATTTGGACGAAGTGACATGGACATACAGACTGACGCTTGCAGCAACAGACGAGAGGTATAACGTGAAGGTGAGCCGGGGCGCAGAAGACGTGCCACGGAGCGCCGCCGTTGATACCTCGGCTCGACCGTAGGGTTAGTGCGCACAGACAGGAGAGGATGATGGGGTTTGCGTGGATCGGGGCGGCGATAGTGGCTGCGATAGTTTTGATTCTGGCGGCGATTGGATGGGGCGCATACAGCGACAACCAGCGCCCGACGATAGAGATAAAGAAGGACGATTGGGAGTGCGTGAAGTCGGAGCAGCGAACGCATTTGCAGCCGATGCTGGTTGGCAAGGCGACGATCTTGCAGCCGATGACAAACACTGTTTGCGTGGAGTACAGACGACATGCGGGCTAACGCAGGTTATCAGACAAAGTGACCAATAAACTTGACCGGCCAGATTATCAGACAAGAAAGGACAAACCCTGCAATGCCAACACCCAATAAAACTCAAGTCACCTGCCACCTCCCCAACGACCTCGCCAAGAAGCTCAAAGAGGCTGCCAAGAAGGATCACCGCACCGTATCGGCCATGCTAGCGGTGATTGTGGCGAGGGCGTTGGGAAATGGCTAGTCTCGTCAGCATTCTAGGGGCCGACTGGTCCCCGCCCCCACCCCGCCTGATCGACCCACCCGAACTCCAACTTTACAAAGCCATTCAGGATGCCGGCCTTGAGCCGCCCGACGAGATCATCTTGGATGGCAACCTGCGGCGCTTCCGTAGTGGCACCAAGGGCAGCGGCGGGAATGGCGACAAGACGGGATGGGTTGTGGCCTTTTCCGACGGCATCCCGGCGGGGCGCTTCGGTTGTTGGCGGGCCGGTGTAGAACACTCATGGCGGGCCGACGTAGGCCGCACCATCACCCCCGCTGAGGAGATGGCACACGCCCGGCGCATGGGCGAAGCGAAGCTCAGGCGTGATGAGGAACGCAAGAGATCGCAGGAGATCGCGGCAGATACGGTGGATCGTATCTTTGCAGGATGCACTTACGCGACCGCCGACCACCCCTATCTGGTCAGGAAAGGGATTGGCCCTAACGGCGCGAGAGTTACAGGGGATGGGCGATTAGTTGTCCCGCTGTTTGACTCCGATGGTGCGCTTTCATCGGTGCAGTACATTTCAGATGATGGAAGCAAACTCTATCATCCTGGCGGCAAGACCGGCGAAGCGTATTGGACCGTTGGAGCATACGAAGGCGGTCGCTTGTACATCGCAGAGGGTTTTGCCACTGCCGCCACGATCTACGAAACGACTGGTCGATGCTGCGTAGTCGCCTACTCGGCGTCTAATCTCCCCGGTGCCACGGCGATATTCCGCGAACGCTACCCTGATGCTCAAATCGTCATCGTCGCAGATCACGACAAGGGCGGTATAGGTCAGAAGTACGCCGACCAAGCCGCTGCAAGGTATGGAGCGCAAGTCATCATGCCACCAGTCCCAGAGATGGACGCCAACGACTATCAGAAAGCAGGATATGACCTCGCCGCCTTGTTGGAGCCGGCTGGCGGCATGAAAGACAAGCTCCGTGCGGTCTATGCTTCGGACCTGTCCAGCGAGTTCCACGCCCCGGATGAGTTGATCGAGAACCTGATGGTCATTGGCGCTTTGACCGTTATCTATGGTGACTCCAACTGCGGCAAGACCTTCCTTGCCCTGTCGATGGCAGCATCCATCGCAGAGGGCGAGGACTGGTTCGGAAGGCGTACCGATCCCGGCCTCGTGATCTACCTCGCTACCGAATCCCCGGCTTCAGTTATCAGGCGTGTTCAAGCCATAAAGAAATTCTATGGATGGACATTGGAAAACTTGGTCATCGTCCAATGCCCGTTATCGTTTTACGCTAGCGAGGGTGACGCATTGGACGTAATCGAACTGGTGAAGCAGGTCGAGATTGAGCGCCAGATGCCGACACGGATGATTGTTGGCGACACCTTAGCCAGACTCTCAGCCGGTGCGAACGAGAACTCAGGCGAGGATATGGGGCCGGTCATGGCGCGGTTTGACCGCCTGACCCATGCAAGCAAAGCCGCCATGCTGTTGATTCACCACAATGGCAAGAATCAGGCGGCAGGCGCACGGGGTTGGTCCGGTATCCGCGCCCATATCGACACAGAAATAGAAATCAAGTCCGAAGGCGATGCTCGTTCATTGAGCGTAACCAAGCAGCGCGAACTTGGCGGTAAGGGCGACGAGATTGGTTTTCGCCTGGAGGTTGTCGAGTTGGGCACTAGCAAATTCGGCGGGACCGCCTCAACGTGCGTGGCCGTTCCAAGCGATGTGGTCCCTGTCAAGAAGGATAGTAAGTACGATCAGCACCGTAAGCTACTCGAAGCCAAGTGGTTCGCCTGTGGTGCAGAGGAACGCGACGGGCGGGCTTACATCGGTCGGGAGAAGCTACGCGCCAGTCTACTCGCAGATGATAAGCCCGAGGCGACCGTGCGTAACATGCTCAAGCCGGGCGAAACGACCCGACTTATCGGCTCCCTCTTAGTGGCTGAATACATCGCCCCGTTCGATCAAGGCTGGATTGTGATTAATGGCCCCGCCTCTGCCGCTTTGTTGTCGCGCAAGAAAAAACCTGATTGATGGAGCGTAAATAATCCTGGTCGATTGAGCGTAAAACTTTGTACAGTAGCCGTTAGCAAAACGGAAATTGACTGATTTTTTAGGTGGCATTCACCCACGAAAGGAGCATTACCATGAAACGCATTATCGCCGTCATCCTCTTGTCCCTGTCCCTCCCCGCGCTGGCCGCTTGCCCGTCCTGGGCACCATACGGCTGCACCCTGCTACCGTCTGGCAAGCAGCTTTGCGGGTGCGGGCGGTAGTGATACACTAGCTCCGCGTCATCCTCCCTCCGGGCGCGTCTCGCGCCTTTCGGCCCTGTTGAGTTCGCTCCAGGGCCTTCTTTTTGGCTTGCACAATCGCGCCATACGCCGCGATCGTATGCACAGGCATGGCAGACTATGGGCAAAGAAAAAGCCCGCACTTGGCGGGCTTTGTGGGGGCTTGGGGGGTTATGCTTGCTTATAGGCTTTTCCGTTTCTTGGTGCAGTAGAATATCCCCTCCCGTGGCAATAGTGGCAAAGAGGGCCAGGCGACGGGTCGCAATCGTCGCACCATTGGCGCTTGCATTTACCGCATTTTTTGAGTGCGTGCTTTCCATGATTGCATTTTTTCATTCCAATTTCCCTTCTACGCGTCAAACGCGCAAGCGAGTAGCACCAAGATGGCGATAATGCTGAGACAGAGGGTTAGCATGGCCTACCCCCTTTCATTAACCACGCCAGCCCAAAATTCTTCTAGTGATTCTTTGTCGCCGGTAGCCAAAAATTCTTCAATGGCGCGGAGGGCATCGGCGCCGGTTTGCATGTCGCCAATGATCGCCTGGCGCAAATTGCTATCGTACGCCTCTGCGCAAGGCCAGCAACCGGATGCCAGGCTATCTTCCCACGCGCTAACAATGTCATCGAAAAACTCTTTTAAGTCGTCGCGGTCGGCGTTGTCCGGATTCGCTTGGCTTTCTTCAAGCGATTCAATATGCCCGGCCAATTCTTCAGGATCATAGCAGTCAGAATCGCTGGCAACGTCGCGCCACGCTTCAAGCTCAGCCATTGCATCGGCCACGATATCCGGATCGAGCATGTTAGGGAAATAACGGGCGGTTTCTTGAAGTGTTAGGTTTTGTGGCTTCATTTTATGCACCTCCGGGGTTAGTAGTCCTGAAGAAGTTCGCGGAGTTCTTCACGTTGCGAGGAGGTGAAAATCTTTCGCATTGCCTCGGCGGTTTTGCAGCATTCACGGTAAGTATCCAGCGCGGAAAAAGAATCATCCGAATAACCGTTGTTATCGCACCAGTCCGAAAAGCTTTCGTTAATGGCTTCGGAATCCATAATCAGCGAGTAAAGGACCGACGCCGCCGAAGGTGAAACGGGGCGGATGTTGCGGCGCTCCCATTCCTCATGCGCCAACGTCCCGCGCCGATATTCATTCTTTCCCGCGTCTTCGATCGGCTTTCGATGCCCGGTCCCCGTGTAAAACGATGTTTCAAACGGGCCAATAGAAACGCGCCATTCATCGCAGGTCCAATTGTCGCGTTTCGTTTCACCCAACAAGCGAGCGGAAAACTTGATATTCCATTCAGCGAGCTTTTCCGATACCGTGAATTCAATAGTGTTCGTTTTCATAATCAGATACTCCAAAGGAAATAGACGAAAGGCGCAGCGATGAGCAGGCAGCTAACTACGCCATAGAAAAGGTTATGGGAGGGGGAGGGGCGCATTATTGCCAAACGTCCACAATGGCCGAGCCGTCATACTTGCGCCCGATAAACAGCGTTCCCGCGTTGCTGTACTGGATTGCATAAACTCGCCGCCACTTGCCACTCACCTGCACCATGTATCGGGTAGGAATTCGCGCACCATAGCCCGTGGCGGTCCATGAAAGGCCCGCCAGATGATGCGGCATTGGCTTTTCAATTACCGGAACTTCCAATGTCTGAAAATAGTCGCGCTTTCCATTCGAGCGTATGGCGCATGTATTTAGATAGGCTTTCATCATTCCCCCCTTGCCTTTGCGATGGCGGCGAAAACCATATCGCCAGCTCTGTTATTGAGCGCCAGTTTCAGGATGCGGCACCTTTCCGTGTCGCCGGGAAGGCTATCAATATGCGCTACTACCGCTTCCAGCGCCGCCAGCATGTCAGGAGCGGCGGCTGCAATCCTTTCCTGTTCGGTCAATTCAGCGCGAAAAAGGCATGATTTAATCAAGACATCATCTGGCGTATGTTTTGCAGTCATGATTAGTTCCCCTTTCCAGTAAGTGCCCACAATTGCACCTGCGTGAGACTCACGCCAAGCATCCGCGCATACATCACAGCAAGCTGGCGGCCTTGTTCGGAAGCCAGGCGATTGAATTCGGTCTTTGTCATCTTCTCTTACTCCAATCTTCCCCCATTTCGCGCCATGCGGTTCGGGGTATGCCTGCACTATAGAGAGTTACCGGAAAGAATGCAAGCGGTTTTTCACCTCTTTTTATATGGACCTAGATGGACCTAGAAGGACCTAATATGACCTAGGTCATTCACGATTTTAGGTCAGTAAAGGACCTAAAAGGACCAGATATGTATACATCTGGTCCTTAGGTCCTGGCCTAATCCGGTCATTTTTGATCCAGACTTTGACGATTAGCCAACTATCCGCTAATCTTCCGGGAAACCTTTCTGGAAAGGTATCTAGGAAAGTAATATGGAGAGCGCCGACACAGTGCAGAAAAAAGCACAGCCCATCGGAGGCAGTCGCAAGGGGATACCCAATAAGACCACGCAGGATGTTAGGGACGCGATAGCCAAGCTATCCCGTGCCAACGTGGGTAAGCTTGGTCGCTGGCTAGAGAGAGTGGCCGAGGACGATCCTGGACGGGCCGCAGACCTGTTCTTGCGCATGATCGAGTACCACATTCCCAAGCAGCGCCAGCTAGAGGTTACTGGCACCGTGGCGACTGCCGACATCACTGCGCTACTTGCCGCCCGCGAGCGCATAGTCGCAGGCTTGCAACACTCAAACGACTGTTTGGCGCATAACGTAGATTATGTAAAGCAGTTACCGGATAGCAATGTTGCGCCTGCGCCACTCACTATTGACCAGTACCAGGCGCAAGTAACCGATCGAGTAGCCGCAGAGCTGGCAGACGCATACGCAGACCCGGCGGCTTTCGAGCCGGGCGACGACGAGTAAGGGGGGGGTGGGGGGGGGCGCATGGGCCTCCCCCCCCCGGTATGGTT